ATCTCCTGTTGTGAAATTAAATCTTAAATTTTCACCAACGCTAATTCCATGTGCTGCTGGATTGCCGTTAGTATCTCTAGTCGTAATAGTTATAGTGGTTCCTTCTCCACTACTGCCATTATTTTGCACATAAGTTCCCGTTTTAACGACACTAGGATCAGTTAATTGTAAAGCATCTGTTCCTCCTGAATTTGCATCACTAAAAGTAGTGTTAATTTTAGTTCCTTGAAATTTAGGATTCGTTAAATCTTCTCTAACATTTGATCCATCTAAAATTATTTGTGTGTCAATTACGTCAGGCAAATCTTGTATTACACTTGCTTCACCAGTACTGAAATTTCCTTGGTCATCTTGGAATTTTAAAATGTATTCTCCTTCCAAAGATGGAACAACGACATCTGTACTATTACCAGCTAATGCACTAATAAGATCGACGGAACTTGAAAACGTAGCAGTTCCATCCGCAATGTTACTGTGCCTTACATAAACCCGACCACCATGTAATACATCAGCGTCAACAGATTGAGTCCATCTTAATCTGACCAGTTTATTAGTTACTGGTTCCATTGTTAAATTCTGCACATCGCCAGGAGGTGCTGTTTTACCAACAGCGTTAAATGTTATATCTGATGAAGTTGGAGATAAATTAAGTGCTGCATTAAAAGAAAATACTTTAAACTCATAAACTCCTGCTTCCGTTCCAATGAGTTCAAAATCAGGTCGAAATACTACTTCATTTACCCAGTTCGTGCTGTTAAATCTATATTGAACAAGATACTGACTTACACCTGTAACTGAAACCCAAGATACTATTATTTTTGTAACAGCAAGTTTGTTTATAACAGCAACTATTTCCGATGCCTGTACGTTACCTGGAGGGTTTTTGGGTTCGTTTAATAAAGATATATTTCTTGCAGGTAAACTAATACCTGCCATTGAATCAATAGCTGCATATTTTGGACTCTCACCCGTTATATAGTTGTAATTGTATTTAAGTGCTGTAATTGCATAATTAATGCCATCTTGTTCTTCTATACTTATTACTCTAAAAGTCTGTGCTTCTAAAGTTGCACTTTGTAGTAACCATATAGAATTTACATTTGGTGTTGTAGACAAAGCTGATCCTAGTCTTATCAAACCATCAACAACACTTGTTACTACTTTTGTCTCAACAGTTCCATCGGGTAATATAACACTGCATTTTTGATCTGATCCCGTAAACGTATTAAGATCTAACTGATTATCAACAGTTATAGTTGTAGTTGTAGCTGATTTAATTCTTCCAGATCTTCTTTCACCACCACGAACAGGATCATTTACAGAAATTACACTTCCTGGTCTTACGATTGCACCAGCATCTATTGAAGTTGTAAAATTTACAACCTCCGTTTCTTGTTCCTCACTTAGTAATATTGCTTTTCCTAACCTTCGTGCTTGTCCTCTCGATGTACAAGCAAATGCTTTTATCTCCTTTTTCACAATTCCTAGTTTGGCTTGTCTATCAATATCTTCCTGCAAAACATTAGGACCACTTACATCATCTCCAACAACTTCATAATCTATTTCTCTGCTATCCATATTAAAATAACTTACAGCAATAACAGAGTGTCTTTGTTTTAAACTGCTACCAGAATATGAAAAGCCATCTTTGCCAACATTAGATAAACTAAACAAATAACTTGGGTCAGTTGGTGCATCTTGAGCAAGACTTATTGAGCCTTCAGACCATATAGGAAAACATCTCATAACACCTGCTAATTCATTTATCAGTTTGTACGCATCTATAGATCCTTGTAAATTTACATTGCAACCAAATCTCGGTTCTCTCGCACCAAAACCATCGTCTACTAAAGCACTTGCATATCTACTAGCTTGTACAAAGCTAAATAAATCTAAATTGCTCTCTTTAATAAAGGTTCCGAATCCATATCTTTCAGTAGTAAGAAGGTCAAGCAGCACCATCGCAGGATCACTACACCATTGAGCCGATGTCATATTGCCGTTAAAAATGTACCCTTCTGGATAGTGTATAAATCCAAAACTACTACAAGTAGGAAGATTTAAACTGTCTGCAACATCTTGATTTGTTACAACAGTTGGCGTCAAACCACCGTTTGCTGCTGGTATTCTTACTTTTATACCACGAATACGAAAAGCTCTTTGTGGTACAGCACTAAATTGTTCAGAATCTAGTCTTAAATGTGAATACGCACTATTTGGATATGTTTGTACATCATCAATCAATAAAAAAATACCACTTACAAAAAAAGTATCTATAATTTTTCCACCTGATTCACGATCATCTGTAAGACGTTCAACTTTAATATTTGCTGAACTGTATCCATCAGGTAGATCAACTCTGTAATCTTTTTGGTAAGTATCAGCAGTTCTTCCAGTTATAGTGTCTCTAAGTTTTTCAGTATGACTCGTTTCACTATTTACTCTTAAAGAAATTTTTAATTCAACTGAAGAACCAAGTAAATCTCCATTATCTTCAGCTTTTTGTATCTGAGGAAAACTAACAGTTATTCTTACTGCGTTTTTTCCTGTAGGTAAGTCTCTTGAAACAGCAGTAGCCTTAGTACATATTACTCTACTAAAATTGGTTAAAGGACTTTGTGATTGCTGTATTCCTGAAATATGGCTTTGATTAGCTTCACCAAAACGGGGTACAAATGTTACATTTTGAAAGTTAAATTTATCTGCCTCTGGAGTTGTTTCATTGGCATCAGATTGAAGAATAGGAGTGTTATCTAAAAATATATCCTTTAATGCAGCATTATTATATGTTGCTGTATGTTTGGTATGACCTGCTTTTGATGGCGTAGCAAAACCTTCTATTTCACCTTCTGACAATAAATCCTGAATACTTGCAAACTGTCTGCTATTTAAAGTATCAGGAGCACGAGTTGGATTTCTTGGTCTACCAAATACACCTCCTGATCCTCTAATGATTTTCTTTGTCATGCCGTTACCTGATCTGTGTCAATACCCGCAGAAATTACTACCGATCCAGTAATAATTTCTCCGTACACAATGGGATGAGTTGTACCTGCTCTTGTTGTATTTTGTATTCCAGAAAAATTAAATGATATACGAGGATCTTCTTCATCTATAGAAGTATCGACTGGAAATAGCATATCTGATACTCCACCTATAACTAAGGCCGATCCTATACCAAATGCAGCTTTAGTAAAACCACTTGCTCCTGCAAGAGATTTTCCAAGACCTCCAGCAAAAGTTAAACCACCAAAAGCAAAAGCACCCCCAATTAATGCAGCACCTAGTAATATTTTTCCCAAGTTTCCACCAGCACCACTAATTATAGGAACTATGTTTATATCTGATTGACCGATAGGATCATGTAATTGAGTTTCATCAATGTCATAATCATCAACAATAACCTTATAATGCCTATTTGCCATATGTGCTTCTAATTTTGGAAAGTTACTAACAAGAAAACGTATTGCATCAGCAGTAGAATTTACAACAGCATCAAGTTCTTTATGACCTACAAAGTCAGCTAGTTCTCCATATAATTTAACTTTTCTGAGCATAGCGATACCTCTTACCAGTACATTTTAACAACCACTCAGAATATGGCTCTCTACAAGAT